CTGTAACACCACCTGCGATGTTGTCAGAAGCGTTTGGAGAGATAGAAATTTGGTTTCCGTCGTCACCTGAGCCTGCTGAACCACCTTCTGCTACACCTGCGTTCCGGATGATATACACTCCGTCTGTTGCAGTTGCTGGAAGAGTGATTACGGCTGAAGCGTAAGCTACGTTCTGAACGATACCTGAATCGGTAATCGCTAGAGTCTTAGCTTCAGTAACCTGAACACTTTGTCGGCCGTCTGGTAGGATGGCTGCTGTTGAGTTTGCTGGGTTTGCCATTATTAGTTTTCCTTATTTATTTTTCGTTTGTCTTGGAGTCTGCGGCTTTAGCCTTAGTTACTTCGCTAGACGGTTTTGCTACTGTAGCTTCTTTGGGTACGGGTTTTGCTGCGGCGACTAGTTCGTCGTTGTGTACAAATCCCATCCTTACGAAAGCGTCTGCCTTCGGTACAGTGTATACCTCTGTGCTCCGACCAGTCTCTACGTGTGTGTATCGTCCGATTGGGTTTTCATTCTTGCTTGTTTCTATTGCCATTCTGTCTCCTTTATTTATTTACTAGGCGTTTGAGTGTAGTCGTACTGAAGTTGCCTTCTGTGTTGGTAGGAAAGCGTCGTAGTAACGTCGTCCTTCTGCTACCCATCCATCAATTCCTTGTACGTCGTCAAGAGTTCTAACCATGTCGAACTTAGTTGGTGCGACCATTAGTTTCTCGTGAACGAATAGGAACTCAGTTGTTGATGCCAACTGTGAGGTTGGGACAACGATGTTAGTAACTCCATCAACCATAGATACAACACCAGTCTTTAGGTCTTTAACGCTTAGGTCTGCGTCTCGGGTAAATTCTGGGTCTCTCTTTAGGAAGTTGTAAGTTGCTGCTCGCATGTAACAAACTCGTCCATCTAGTGGTACGGCTGCGTCTGTTAATAGTGCTGTTTGAGCTGTGTATTTCTCGTAGGCGTTTGCTGCTGTAACTGCTGCGGTTGTCTGTTGTGAGTTTGCAACTGCGTAAGCTTCAAGGATACCAATTCGGTAAGCGTCTACTGCTGGGACTGATACTTCACGTACCTGTCGGCTAACAGCTTTGCCTACTTCTTGTGCCATTTGGCTGTCTTCTAGGTTTCCTCGGTCAATAGTAAAGGTGAAAGCCTTGTCCTGTGAAAGAGTGAAAGTCTGAGTTCCTGTTCCTAGTTCAACTAATGCACCAAAACGGTTTGATCCGCTTCGTGTGTAGTTGGATTCTGCAACTGTGTCTACGTTGTAGATAGTTACAGAGTTCTTACCGTTAAAGTCTAGTCGCATGCCTTTGTTGACAATTCTTGCTGTAGTACTCTCGGTGAAAAATGCTTCATCAAGTTCAGCTAAATGAGCTGCTGCGTAAGTCTGTGCCATTTTTGTTTTTCCTTAGTTTAGTCTTTAAATTTAAGACCTTCCATGATGTGATCAACAGTTGCGTTATCACCACCCTTTGAGGATGCCGAAGGCTTGCTGACCCCTGCACGTTGTTTTTGGTTTAAAAGATCACGTTCATCTTGGCGAGCTTTTTCGGTTATTTTCTCGAAAGCTCCACCGCTAGACTCTAATCGAGCTAACTTATGTAGATCGGCTAGGTTGTTTAAAAGCCAAGGCTTTGCTCTAACCATATCAGCCATCTGTCTGTCATACTGTCGTGCTTCTGGAGTGTTTACAAAGAACTGTGTAACAGCTAATTGTTGTTCCATCTTTAGCATCCGAGCATCACCTGCGTCGATCTGTCCAGATTCACTAGCGTTGTCTATGACTTCACTAACTCCTGCTTCTAGGTCGGCACTCTTGTTTGTCGCCTCGTGCATTTTAGACTGCGTGTCCCGCAACCTCTGAGCTAACTTTCCAGTCTGCTCTTTGGTAGGGTTTTCCAGGTCTATGCCTTGAGACTCCGCCCATTTGTCGATGTTGTCTACTTCGTCTTTAGTTTCTGTTTCAGAACTAACCTCGTCAGTAGACGGTGTGTTAGCATCTGTTTGGGTTGTGTTTTCCGCTGGTGTTGTCTCAGTAGACTCGGGGAGTGGCTTCTCGCCGCCTTCGTCTGTATTCTGAGTCTCATCAGGAATGGATTGTTCATCCGCCACTAGATACTCCTTTTTTGTTTATTTAAAACGTACTTACCCACTTGGGTCGTAACTCAATATTACAACACTAATGCTTATAGTGCAAAACTAGGGTTGCTGTGATAGGCGTTCTATGTGTTCCCTGGAAACACGGACTCCGAAGGCCCGTTGGGTTAGGGCCAAGCACTCTTCCGCGTTAACGGAATCACCAGCTCTCTTAATAAGATCCTCCTCGAAACTCTTAAGAAACTCCAGGTTCTCTTTCATAGCTTCTGTCGTCTGAATATCCCTGTAAGACTGCTTCAGGGCGTTTAGTTTATTGAGCGCTATCTCGTTCTGTTCTGCTCGTGTCTCTTTACTCACTCTGTCCTCCTATTATTATATAACCGGTTGGATGGGTAGCGGTGCGGATGGTACGCCACTTTCGACGTTTCCGTTAAGTGCTTGCTGGGTCTGGAACTGCTGTTCGGCTTGGGCTGGGTCAACTGACAGCAACTTCTCGATCTCTGCTTGCTCAAGGTTAAATACCTTCTTGAGTAGGATAGATTTCAGCTCTGACTGGTTGATGGTTGGATCTTCTAGTAACACTTGGTACATCTGTTGGAACTTCTGTCCTTCTTCGGCCTTGAGAGCCCGTGAGGTCGCTTCTAAGATAACTCGTGGCTCGTATTGACCTGTGAACTCTAATGGGTTGAACTCACCCCATTCAGTCCCTTGTGGGCCAATTAATCGAACTGCTATAGGCTGTGTAACGAAGATCTGGATAAGCTTGAACATGATAGACCCTAGATGGGCGTAACCCTCGGACTCAAGCATGTTGAGCTTGGTAGAGAAGCGCTGGTTGGCCTGGTTAACCTGGGCTTGAACTTCTGTAGCGGTGATTCTACCCTGGGCCTGTGAAGCTCCCTGGACAATCTCATCAGCGGCAGTTGCTCGTCGCATGTAATCAAGGTTCTGGAATATCTCGTTATCCGCGTCGTTAGTAACGATTGGTTTCTCTATAGGCTGTAGGGCTCCTGCCGGGATAGCGTAGACAGCTCCTGGTAGGGATTCAATCTCTGGTGCCATGTCGGCGAACTGAGGGTCGATAGTCCACATGTTATTAAGAACGTATGTGATGTTATCTTGCTTCTGGTTATTAATGTCGTTTACTAGTTCCTGTGTCGGTAGGATAACTTCAACGTCTCCTTTAGCGTAGAACAGGGAGGCGTCAGCGTAGTTACGGAGAACTGTATATGGATAGAACGGAGCGATAGCGGGGATAGTTACTTCTTCCTCTATAGGTAGTCCGGATTGTGGGTCGGTTATAACAACTTGCTCTGTAGTCTCTTTACGCTGGAAGGGGGTCTCTTCGTCCCAGATAGCTACATCTCGGTTAGCGATTTCATAGACTCTATCGTCTACGAGCATATATAGAACTTCCACCATATCCTTAGGAGCGTCTTCTCCCTTAGTAGAACCTGCGAACATTTCCTTCTCTTCCTTGTCGAACTTGTCCCACGCCTTCTCTAATGGCTGGATCTTGTTGATGTTCTTATACTTAGGCACCATTGAATCGGTTTCAGGGTCATATATAGTGGCGGCCTTCAGGGTTTTCTTACTAACAAGCCTTCTGTGGCCTATTAGGAGCTTCCGTTCCTCGGCGTCCTCTATGCTGGTGGCGTCAGAGTCTACGAAGAAGTCCTTGAGCGGGATATTGTCGATACGGGGGATATCTTTCTCGTCCCACGTGACCATTGTCACTCCGTTGCCAAAGATAATCATATCTCTGATCCACTGGAGAGCTTTTAAGTTCATATTGTTCTGATCCCAGTAAAAGCCTATTAGGGAGTTTATTATTTCTGTATCTTGTTCCTGTATTGCAGAAACTGGGAGGAACTCAAATTTAGGTTGTCCACCGCCGATGTTCGCTACAAGCGATTCAACGATAGTGAAGGTTTCGGGAACGAAAGTATCAGCGTCGCCCTCATAATGGACCCTGACACGCTGGTTATTGTAAACTTTCCACGAATCGTTCCAAACGTCGTGATAATTCTCTTTTACGTACTTGTGAGCGGCTTTAAACTTGATAACTAGTTCATTAACTGTGTCTTTTTGTGATTTTCGAGCCATATTTTTGTTTTTAGGTTCTCTTTAGTTTTCTTTTTACTATTTTATCAGATTTATAGGACTTAATCACGTCCCTATCTATATACGTCCAGTCTCTCATCTGTAGGTTAATGGCCTTAGCTACTACGCAATCATCGAACCCACCCTCTTGGGCGTTGGTCCTACCACTGTCATCTACTACATAGGTCATGGCCTCTGAGACAAAGGTAACGTCCCAGTCCACCAGAGAGCCATCCCGGATCGCTTCTCTTAGCCGGTCGATCATAAGCGGCTTAGTTTTCACGTTTGTTAACCAGCCCAGCTTACTAGTGGTCTCTTCCATCCGCTCGTCGAGCTTACCTTCACGCCTATATAGATTAGTGTAGAACTTATCTCTCATACGCTGAACTGTAGTCAGGCCGTGGTTGTTGATCTCTACTCCAACGAGAGCGCTGTTATACCAGCGTCCCAGAGCGATTAGGGTATCACCGAACTGGTCAGGGTCGATATGACCTCTCCAACGGGCTACAGTCTCCATAGTCTCGGCGTCCATGATGTCTGCAACTGAAAAGTCACCGTGAGCCAGTCCTTCAGCTACGTCAGCTCCTATAGTGTACTTGCGGCCCTTCTGAGGGACTCGCCAAACCTTTAATGGGGATATAGCAGTCTTCTCGGCAGTAACCTTACGCTCGAAGGTTTTTAATTCGTAATATCCAGGATCACGGGCTGCGTCTTCCATTTTAATAAGTGAATCAATATCAAACGCTGGGCGTCCTGAAGCTAGGAAGGCTTCCCGCCAGTGAGTAGGGTATTCCTGTCTAAACTGATCCTCTGCTGTTGAGGCGCCAGGTTTGCGGCGCATTTCCTTCAGCTTGTAGCGTCTCCATGTAAGTCGTTTGTCTGTGTCGGTGATACCCTCTTGTTTGAACCGCTCAACTAGGCCCTGTTCCTCCTCGGTTAGATGGTCGAGGTTTTCTGCGGGTAATAAGTACTCCTCGTGTTCGTACCAAGGGAAGAAGAAGTGCTCAAAGACCGAACCTCCGACAGTGGCAGCTTTCCACTCATCGTAGAAGTAGTTACCAATCCCCTTAGCTGTGGATTCCAGGAAGATCATGGTTCCGGGTAATAAAGGTACGGTCTGGAATAAAGAAGCCACTAAGTCATAGCCGTTTTCCCACTCACCAAGCTCTGAACAGTGGAGTAGCTGAACTGTGTCCGACCTACCCACACCCGAAGCGCCGGCAGTACCAGTCTTGATAGTAGAGTTCAAACCTTTAGTAATAGTGTTGCCATTGGGCTCTTTTACGTCACGGGCAAATACTAGGTCGGTCTTAGTGTCGTATTTCCGAGCGGGCTGGAAAATAGGCTGAGAGTTGTCATAATACCTCTTAAACATATTATAAAGGTTCTGGGAGGCGGGTTTGTCGTGAGCCACGATCATGGAGGTTATATTCTTATGCGTGGCAGTCTGCCAGTAGATCAGAGCTTCGATAGCTGTCGAGAAGCCCATTTGTCTCGCTTTTAAAACGATTATCCTCACGGGCTTGCCCTCAGCCATGAGCTTAACAACTCGATCAATCAGGCGCCGTTGAGCATTGTTTGGCTCGAACTTTACTATAGAACCCGTTTTGTCTTTTATCTTTAGGTTGGTGGAGGCATATTTATAGAAGTCTGCCCGAATCTCAAGTATCTTAGCTTTTAGTTTTTCCTCTTTTGTTTTCAACGTATATCTCCTCTGGTTTGTAGAGTATCTTTTTCTCCACAATTACTTTTTGTTGCGCTGGTTTGATCCTTACTATCTCATAGTATGTAAGATCATCCTTACCTTCTTCCTGGAAACCAAGAACTTGCCCCTTAGTTAATTTGGAGATTCCTTCTTTGGTGAATATTGAACCTATATTCAGTCTACTCATCTATACCCTCTATAGCCTTGCGGAGTTCAGCTCTGAGTTGGTTGCGACCATCTTTTTCGCCTTGATGGTAGTTACTGTCGCAACACCTCGATAGCTTCTCGTCCTCTCCTATAGTCTCTTTGAATAGGGCTTTGGTGGCTTTAACACTCTTGGCGAGAGCTTCTTTGTCGGTCAGTATCTCGTCGTTGTAAGAGTTGACCGCCTCTCTGTCGTAATAGTAGGTATTCGCTATCTCCTCTAGCTTCTCGTTAAAGGTCATACCGACACTCCAAGTATTATTAGGTTTACTGTCAAGATCACAAGGAACGCCATATACATAAAGTCTTTTCCGCTCATAGCTTCTCCTTAATCTCGGTGTGACACTCCGCTATCAACAGGTGGTCTTGAGGGAGGATAATCTTACTTGTGATGATGTGTGCTCTGTATAGGGTGGGTCGGCCAGCTAGAACGTGTGCCACTACTTGTAGTTTGGTGATTAGCTCTATGAACTTGTCTAGTAAGTCTGATAATCGTTTATCCATGTATCACCACCGATAAGACTGCTGTTATCAATAACCCCGCCACCAAGATCCCGAAGGCCGTAAACGCGCCTATAATGGCTCGCTGGTGTATCAGTATCTTTTCCATATCGATGTCCATCCTTGGGGGTGTGTGTGAACCAATTGACTCAGTGTCTATGTTCAGGGTGATAGGTTCACCCTCTTCGTTGTAAGCTATCTTATTCATAATCTTCATATTCCCCCGTTAATGTATTAAGTAATTTCCCGGTCTCGTTATCGTGTACCCAGTGGGAGCATTTATCTGATTGGGAGATGAAGTGGCATTTATGTAGGTTGGCGTTTTTCATATCAGTAGAAGGGTTGGTTTCCACTACAAGATCAGGAGCGTGCTGTTCAGCGTGCTGGAGCATTAGTAGATCCAGTATTTCCGTAAAGCCTAGTTCGACACGGTATTCCAGATCCTTCCAGGGGATCGTTCCTTGGAATCTACCCATAACCAGGTTCTCAATATACTCAGTGGCGTTATCCTGTTCGTCCAAGATTTCCACGACTTCTTCAGAGAAGCGGTAGTTTTTAGATATCTTCATAACGTCTATCCTAGCACACTATCTTTACACTGTATAGAACATTGTGTAGAAACGGTATATACATATTTTAGAAGTAGGGTAAGGGGGTTTTTTATATTGGGGGATTTGGGGGGCTGTGTATAGATAGCTCCTAGCGAAAAATAGGGTAGAGGTGGAACAAGTACCCAAGGTTGTGTCCACCCCCACCCCTGTTAAATGGTACCACCCCTGTTAAAAAAGAACATATATAGAACAAACAGTGGGTATAAGCCTGTGCTAACAGGGGTACGTCGCACATTGTCCATTGTGCGACATAGACCGCATACCGTACACGTGAATGTATAGCCATTATATCTGTTAAAAGCTCTTAGAACGGCTTAGGTGCAGCCGTTTAGGCCATATCCTCAAGCAGGGTATCTATGTTGATGTTAACAGAGGCGGATTCAGTACGTTGTATAGGCTTACCGATGGTTCTATCTAGTACCTGAGTGGCTGAATCGTAGGCTAATCGTTTTTCTCCTAGTTTTTCACTGTTTTCTAACTCCATCATGTTAGTCACTACCTGTTGTGCTCTATCTCTATTAACTTCTAAGTAGTGTATGATACTGGGTTTGTTCATGTTTTCACTTGCTAATGATCCGGCGTTTTTTCTATCGGTTATATTATAAGTTTGGTCTACTGATTCGGTAGCTGATTCTTTTGGGTAGTTCAGCCGGCGATCGGCGAAAGCTTTTTGCTTGGCTGTTAGTTTGACTGAGTATGTACCGTTCTTGCTTCTTACCTGGGTTTTTTTGCGGCTTCCTGTTTTAGGCTTCCCAGGCTGTTCTAAGGCTGTTACAGGCGGTTTATCGCTTATAGGCTTATTAAGGGGGTTATTTGCGGGATTCTGTGTGTTATTCATGCTTTTAACTATATCTTACTTATAGTATATCACAAGCTGACCCCTGTTAATAGCCTGTAACTGTTCTATTTCTGTTCAACGGAATGTATAAAGTGATTGACATAAGGTCTAACATAAGGTAGTATTAGAGTATCAAACAAAAGCACCGCGCCAAGTTTGACCAGGCGAACAGATCAACCGCACCAAATAGGTCGCAACGTTGATACTAAATAACCTAAAGCACATTAACAACTTAATCTCAGATCGTAGACGGCGATTATTTCACTGGCTTAAACAACTGTTACCGGCAACGGCTAAACACCCTGTAAGCAACATAAATAGATCAAACGTCGTTTGCGCCCTGAGATTAAGAATAGATCAGGCTTATTAGTCGATAATAATTAAACAAGGATAATAAGCACATGACATGGCAAGAATTAGCAAACAAAGCCGGAATTGATGTAATCGACCTAACAGGTGATGAATCAATGGCAACCATGGAAGCTACGGGTACAATTTTAGGTGATGAACTCATTATAGAATTAGACAACGCGTAGCAACCACCAGTCTATCGGCTGGCAAGCCTGATCTATCAATCTATACCGCTTATTAGTCAATTAATAATAGGAGTAATAAGCATGAAAATTACA